GATGAAGGACACCCAGACCGCCATTGACGAGATGAACCACGCCATGGACGAGAACGTGAAGCTGGCCGCGAAGCAGCGGTATGTGCTGAGCGACACGGCAGGCGTGAACGAGGAAGAGCTGGCAGACTTTGGCCGGGACATCGTGCATGTGGTGGGACGGCTGACGGATGACACCTTCCGGCCGCTGCAGGTGAGCGGGCTGCAGGGCAACCTGATCACCTACCGGGATGACCAGGTGAGCGAACTGAAGGAGATCAGCGGCAACCGGGACGTGAGCCAGGGCGGAACCACCAGCGGCCTGACAGCGGCCAGCGCCATTGCGGCGCTGCAGGAAGCGGGGTCAAAGCTCTCCCGCGACATGCTGAAGAGCGCGTACCGTGCGTTTACAAAAGAGTGCTATCTTGTCATTGAGCTGATGCGGCAGTTTTACGACGAAGAGCGGATCTACCGCATCACAGGAGAAGGCGGGGGTACGGAGTATGTGCCCTTCAGCAATGCGCAGCTGCAGCCCAAGCCCGGCGGCATGGTGGGCGGCGTACAGCTGGGCGACCGGGAGCCGGTGTTTGACATCACGGTGACAGCGGCAAAGAAGAGCACCTTCAGCCGCCTTTCCCAGAACGAGACGGCAAAAGAGTGCTACCAGATGGGGCTGTTCAACCCGGCCAACGCGGACGCGGCACTGGCGGTGCTGGACATGATGGACTTTGAGGGCATCGAGAAGGTGCGCCAGCGGGTGAGCCAGAACGGCACGCTGTACCAGCAGCTGCAGCAGATGGCGCAGCAGATGCAGAAAATGGCGGCCATCATCGACCAGCAGAACGGCACCAACGTATCCGCAGCAGCGGGTGCAGCAGCACAGGCGGCGGCCGGAGGACAGGCAGCGGGCGGAACCGCCGACAGCGTGAAGAGCACCATGAACGGTCTGGGTGGCGTGGTAGGCCAGAGCGGCAGCAACAGCATGGCGACGCAGGCGGCGAAGCGCGCAATGGATGTGAACAACCCGAACAAGGAATGAGGGCGCGCGAGGGCAGCGGCAAACCCTCTCGATCTCACCGTTCGCCTGACGGCGGTGCGGTTCGATAGCTCCCCCAAAGGGAAAGCCAGAAATCAAGGAAGGGGAAACAAAGATGATCACAATTATTTATGACGAGAAAGAGAAGGACATGATCCTGCAGGCATCGGGGCACGCAGGCTATGCCGAAAAAGGCAGTGACATTGTATGCGCGGCGGTATCTGCCCTGATGCAGACACTGGCATACAGCGTGGACGGCGGTACCGTGACCCGGAGCCAGGACGACTGCAACACCCTGACCGTACAGGCGGAACAGAGCTTCGACAACATGGCAAAGTTTGAGCTGGTGACGGACGGGCTGATGCTGCTGGCGAAGCAGTACCCGGAGAACGTGCGGTTCGTGAATCTGCACGCAAATGACACGGACAACGTGGATCTGCAGCTGTTTGCTGATGGTGCTGCTTCTGGTGGCGAGGGCGGTGCAGAGGGCGAAGCAGCCCCGGCAGTACAGGCACCGGCACTGCGGCCGGCGCAGGAGCGCATGGCAAGGCGCAGCAGACCGGGCAGCACGACGAAGGCGAACCCGCAAAGCCCGAAACCCGGTGAAGAAACCTTCTCACCGCTTCCGTCCGCCGACGGCGACGCGTCGCGGAGCTCCCCCGAAGAGGAAGCCAGGAATCAAGAAAGCACAGACGAAAGACAGAGCGAAGGGGAAGAGCAGAACCAGAGCGAGGAAAAGAAAGAGCTGACAGTGGCAGAAAAGCGCAGGGCGTTTGGCAAGCTGATGCAGGGCGAATATGCAGCCGAGTTTGAGGAGGCTTTGCAACGGGCGTCGCAGGCAACGGTGCAGAGCATCCAGAACTCTCCGCAGGTGAAGGCGCTGATGGATGCGCTGGGCGAAGCCTACGGTGTGGACACTGCCAGCCCGGACAGTCTTGCCGCACTGACCGAAGCGGTGAAGAACGGCAGAGTGAAGAACGATGAATACTACGAGACACTGGCGCAGGAAAAAGGCGTCAGCGTGAAAACTGCCCGGGAAATGGACAGGATGGAAGGCGAGCTGCAGCGTGCGGCAGCCGAGAAACAGCGCGCCGAACAGCTGCGGCAGGCGGCAGAGCACCAGCAGCGCGCCGCTGCGGTGCGCGCCCAGTGGGAGGCGGAAGCGCAGAAGCTGCAGCAGAAATACCCGGCCTTTGAGCTGGATGAGGTGATGAACAACCCGGCGGTGAAGGACATGATCCTGCGGGGCGTGGGGCTGGAAGCGGCATACCGCGCAGCCTACTTTGACCAGCTGATGGAAAACCAGACGGCGCTGACCGCAAAGCAGGTGGAGCAGGGCGTGGAAGCACGTATTCGGCAGCGCGGCCAGAGACCGGCTGAAAACGGCACCCACCCCGGCGGCGCAGCGGAGACGAAGGTGGACGTTGCCCACATGACCAAGGCGCAGCGGCTGGAGCTGGCGAAAAGAGCGCGGCACGGGGAGAGGATCGTGCTGTGAGGAGAGACGGCACCCTCAAGGCAGCGGCAGAACCCTCTCACCGTTTCCGTCTGCCTGCGGCAGCGCGAAAACGGAGCTCCCCAGAGGGGGAGCCTTTCTCGGAGGAAAAAGTGTTCCCACACAGAGCGTGTGAGAAAGATAAAACCAATTTTTGAAGGAGGACAAACAAATGAGCAAGAAAAAGCTGGATCTGCAGATGTTTGCAGATGCAAGCGCACAGCTGCAGAACACCACTGCGGCCAGCGGCATGACCGCCGAGATGAAGACCTACTACGAGAAGACCCTGCTGGATCTGGCAGAGCCTGCACTGGTGCATGACCAGTTCGGCGACTCGTACCCCATCCCGGCGAACAACGGCAAGACCATTGAGTTCCGCCGGTACACGGCGCTGCCGAAGGCCACCGATCCCCTGACCGAAGGCGTGACCCCGGCAGGCCAGACCCTGACCGTGACCACCGTGACCGCCGATGTGCACCAGTACGGCGGCTGGGTAGCCCTGACCGACATGCTGGATCTGACCGCCATCGACAACAATGTGGTGCAGGCCACGAACCTGCTGGCAAGCCAGGGCGGCCGCACCATGGACACCATCGTGCGCGATATCCTGAACAGCGGCACCAACGTGATCTATGCCCCGAAGGTGGCAGACGGTGCGGAGACTGCCGTGACAAGCCGTGCGACGCTGGACAAGACCGCGCAGCTGACCGTGGACGTGATCAATCAGGCGGTGGCGCTGCTGCAGGCGCAGAACGCTGACCCCATCGGCGACAGCTATGTGGCCATTGTGCACCCCTACACCAGCTACGACATCCGCCGCGACCCGGCGTGGATCGACGCCCACCAGTACGCCGCGCCGGAGGAAATCTTCAATGGCGAGATCGGCAAGATCAACAACGTGCGCTTTGTGGTTTCCAGCGAGGCGAAGATCTGGAAGGGTACCGGCTGCCCCACGGGTCTGGCGGTGTTCAGCACGCTGGTGCTGGGTGCCCACGCCTACGCGACCACCGAGCTGGAGGGCGGCGGCATGCAGCACATCGTGAAGCAGCTGGGCTACGGCGACGACCCGCTGAACCAGCGCGCCTCTGTGGGCTGGAAGGCCACCAAGACCGCTGAGCGCCTGAACGACCAGTACATGGTACGCATTGAGAGCTGCTCGGCACGCTACAGCGAGAAGGCACTGGCGAACTGAGAAAGGAGATCAGAGATGGCAGTAAAGAAGCAGGATGCTGCGCAGGCAGCACAGACCGAAGAAGCACAGACCGAAGAAGCAAAGACCGAAGAAGCAAAGACCGCAGCAGCGCCGGAGGAAGGCACAGAGGAGCGGGACACCGTGGTGATCCGGCTGTTCAAGGACAGCCACCGCTACAGCGAGCCGGTGTTCGTGGGCGTGAACGGCGAGACCTACCTTGTGCAGCGCGGCGTACCCGTGGAGGTGCCGAAGGCTGTAGCCGAGGTGCTGCAGCACAGCGAGGAGATGGAGAACGCCGCCATGGAGAAGATCACGGCAGCGGAGGCAGCGGCGGCGCAGCCGGTGCAGAGGGTGTAACGCCTTCCGTCTCGCCGTCTGCCTGACGGCGGCGCGGGAAATAGTGCCTGAGGGCAGTAGCATGACCCTCTCACCGTTGCAGTCCGCTGGTGCGGCGCTGCAACGGAGCTCTCCCGAAGGGCGAGCTTTTCTTAAAGGAAAATGCACCCGGTACAGCGGCACATGGCTGTGCCGGGTGTTTTTGTTAAGGAGATGATGAAATGACAGCAGGCAGTGCGATTGAACAGGCTGACGAGATGCGGCCGAACAACGAATTTTCGGACACTATGAAGCAGAACTGGCTGCGGCAGTGTGACAGCCGGCTGCGGGGCAGCGTGGTAAAACGAAGCGCCACAGCCGACTTTGATGCCGTTGGGGCGGACATCCGGTGGAACAACGGGCTGGGGTACGAGGCAGAGCTGCTGGCACCGGAGGAATTCAGCCCGCTGTATGTGCACTGGCTGTGTGCACAGGTGGATCTGGCACTGGGTGAGGTAGCAAGAGCGGCCAACGAGATGCAGCTGTACAGCGACTACGTGCAGGAGTTTGCCGCATGGATGCGCCGGAGGTATCCCCCGGCGGGCGGTGCACAGTGGAGGTACTGAGGTGGATGCAAGAAATCTGAACATTTTGCAAAACGGCAGGCAGATGCTGCGGGCATTCGGCGGAATCAACGAGACCTATGGGTGCAGCGAAGCGGAGGAAAGCCGGGCGCTGAATTTTTCGAGCCGGGGATACCCGGCGCTCCAGACCCGCGCACCGCGCAGAAAGACCCGGGAAGTGAAGGACGTGAACGGTATGTACCACCTGAACGGTCTGCTGGTGTGCCGGGGCACGACGCTGGAATACACCCCGGACGATAGCGAGATCCGGGAAGGGGCGGTGGTGCTGGAACATGCCCTGACCAATGACCACAAAGCCCTGACCGGCATGGGCACGAAGGTGCTGATCTGGCCGGACAAGAAAGCCTTTGACACCGAGACGGGAGAGCTGAGCGAGCTGGGCGCGGTGTGGGAGATCGGGGAAGCGGGAATGACGGTGACCCCCTGCGATACGGAGGGCAAGACCTACACCCCGGGCAGCGTGGGAGAGACCGAACCGGAAGCGCCGGAGGACGGGCAGCTGTTCCTGAAAGGCGACCCGGAGACACCCTACGGCATGGACAGCGTGCTGCTGAAGTACAGCACCAAAAACAAAAAGTGGCAGGAGATCATGCTGCAATCGCTGCGCATCCACTGCCCGGGGCTGGGTGCTGCCATGAAGGAAAACGACACGGTGACCCTGAGCGGCGTGCCGCAGCGCGTATGCGATGCGCTGGCAAAGGGACTGAACGGAGAGATCAGCATCAGCACGCTGGACGGGGACGACATTATCACGGCGCTGGCGCTGCCGAAGAAGTCTGACCGGTATTACGGCAGCTGGACAGTGCTGCGCAGCGGCACTGCGTGGCAGAGTCTGGACGGGAAGGTGACCGAGAACGAAGCCGCGGATGCGCCGGTGAAGGCAGAGCGCCGGGTGCCTGACCTTGACTTTGTGACCGAGCAGGGCAACCGGGTGTGGGGATGCAGCCGGAAGGAAAACAGTATCTATGCCTGCGCCCTGGGCGACCCCACCAACTGGTACAGCTACCGGGGCATTGCTTCGGACAGCTATGCGGTGAGCGTGGGCAGCGACGGGGCGTTTACCGGCGCGGCAAGCTGCCTGAGCTACATCCTGTTTTTCAAAGAGAACTGCATCCACAAGCTGTACG